CAACTTCTAGATTGTCTATGCTTCTAACTTGCTTAATTTCATTAATACTTCTAAACATAGAGATGATGCTTTTAATACAGATATATGTGAGTATTGCTACAAAAGGCCACTTAATATATTTTAAAACAGGCAAGCTTTCCATCCAAGACATAGATCCTTTTAAAACAGAAAATGCATAAGTAACAATGTATTCAAAAGCTTCTGAGATTCCATTGGCAGCAAGATTGTACATCTTCATAAAACTGCTTTTAAAGCTTTCTAAAAATCCTTCTATGTTCTCTGACTGCTCAATTACTTTTTCTTTATTTAAGCTAATTCCCATTGTCCATGCTAACAAACTACATAACTTCCAAAAACAAAACTCAATAATTGAAATAATTGTAGAACCAATTCCTTTTGCAGCAATTTGAATAGAAAAACCTCCTGTAATTGCAGCTTTTAGTCCTTTGATTAAAGTTTTAAATAAATTTACTACTATACTTGCAGCATTTCTTATTTTAGGCAAGAACTCAGACTGTGATCTTTTTTCAATTTGACTAACTTCTACATTATAAGCATCTGCTATTTCTTTTTTAAGGTTAGAGACAGATGACCTTCCTTTTAAAAAACCTTTATAATTTCTGCTTTCATTAATTTTCTTTGTAATTTCTACAATTACTTTGTCTAAATTTTTTGTTTGAATAGCTGAATCGAACATTTTTTGATATAAGTTATCTATAGATCTTCCTTTATGAGGATTTTCAATAAACTCTTTTACAAAGTCAACAAACTCTTTCTTTTTTAAGACTTCGCCACCTAATATCTTATTCAAGTCAGAAGCAATATTTTCAGAAAGATCTCTTATGTCATTAGGGTTTTTTACTTCAATATCTCTTGTAAAAAACTTTTTTGCACTTTTCATGCCTGCTTTAAAAGCTTTTTTTCCGCCTGCTTTACCTTTTAAAAGAATTGACTCGTCTAACGATGAAACTTCTAACAGACTATTTTGTTCACCTGAAATTTCAAAATATTTCCTAGTTGTCACCAAATTTGAATATACACTAGGCACAATAAGTGTAGTATTCTCGTTGTAATGTATTTCTAAAACTCTGTCTTCTTTGTTTAGTCTTCCCCTAAGACCCATTAACTCTTTAGGTAATTTTAAATCAAAACCTAAAAACTTATGTGGATCCAAGTTAACTATGGAATTGTTATAGGCTTCGCCTAGCGACTTTGATACTTTAATAATATTATTGTCGTAGTATCCAAGAATAGGCATTGAAGATGCATTTTCTAGTATCATTTCTTTTTTGCTCCTTTTTTCTTTTTAGCTTTTTTAACAACTGCCCATGACTTCGAAGGTGTTGCAGAGTTAACTCTTGCATGTGCCCATTGATGCTGAGACATACCTTTTCTACTTCCGCTAGTTGCCCAAGCTGCTAAACCTTTTCTATACTCAGCATATACAGAACTCGGTGTCAGACCCCTCTTTTCAGCTTTCTTTTTAAGTGTAGCTTTTGTAGCATCTGATAACTTCCCGGAAGAAGACTTTTTCTTCTTTTTCTTTTTAGCTTCGTCTAATAAAGCTTCAAAGATAAACTCTTCTAATAGTTGTAAATCATTCATAATATTTCTCTACTTTTTAGTGTCATGTCTTGGTTTGTTTTTCCAACCTTTTTTCTTCCGTTCAGCCTTTTCCATGTTGTCTCTCATTTTGTAAGCTCTTTGACGATCAGCTTCATTATCGCTTTTTGCAAGCTTTGTTGCTGTATCTAATTTCTTTTTTCTCTTACCTTTTGCTTTATACTGGCTCGGGTATTTGGTCTTTTTCTTTTTAGCTTCATCTATAAGAGCTTCTATTATAAATTGTTCCAAAAGACTAAGGTCGCTCATTTGTACTTCCTGACGTTAATAACTAGATTGTCTCTGTTTTTATTAATTATTCTGTGCCATGTTGACTTAGGTATATTATAAGAAGTATCTTTAGACAGCAATCTAGGCAACTCGTTATCTAACTGTATATACCAGTCTTTACCTTCTACAAGAAACAACTCTCTGTCTTCTCTATCTCTATGCCAAACTAACTCTTCTTCATCAAGATCACTATTGAATGTTCTCTGAACTAGTATGTAGTCACTCTTGTCTTCTAACAAAACCTCTTTAAAAGGTAACATTTATTACCACCAGCCAGGAATGTTTCTACCAAAAAGCTTTGTTGCTCTACAAGACCAATAACCAGCCTTCGTCTTATCTTTCTTTTTGCTACACTGATGTCTATCACCAAAAGACTTTCTTCTATTCTTGTGCTCTTCTGAAGAACCCATCGCCATAGGCATTTCAGATCCAAACTCTACTCTTTTGATTTTTTTAGTCTTTTTATCTTTGACAAAGACCTCAGCTCTTCCTTTCTTTCCTTTAACTCTTCTTACACCAGCTTTACCCAACTTGACTTCTTTTCCTTTGTACTTTGCTTCATATAGACTTTCTTCGATTAACATTGGATAGTCTAAAGGGACCATCTGCCCGTTATACTCTGCCCATTCGCCTATGTCTAACTCTTTAATGTACATCTTGTCTATATCATGATGTAAGTCTATTTTTCCTGCATTATATAACGATCTAGCTTCGTTAAAAAGACTGAAGTACTTTTGCGACCCAGGTCTGTATATGTTTGTGCTAATAGGTATGTTTTCGTTTATATGAAACCTAAGACCTTCTGATAGTAGATTGGTTGTATTTTTTTCTAATACTTCTACAACATACTCTTTAATTGTTTCTCTACTTGACATCAAGACATCCTTTTTATTTCTTTATAATAAATATTAATAATACTATATAAAAGATATCTTAATGAGAAATGTTTAAAAACTGTAGACTTCTCTTAGAGTATTTCCAAATATTTTTCTATGACTTAAGTCTAGTTGAGGATCTGCGTCTTGACTAACATCCTTTGCAGCTACTAAACTCTCTAACTCTCTAAAGACAGCTTCAGCTTTCTTCGTCTTTCCTTCGTTGGTCTTCGTTCTTATTGACTCTACAAGATAATTAAGCCATTGAGTATCGCTTAAGTCGATAAGATTTGAAATTGGCTCTTTTGGTTCTTTAGTCCAATAACAATAAGCACTATTTAACTTAGCACGTGAATTCCCTTTTAAAGCTTCTATTATATAATTTATTACTTGATTAAAGGTTTTATTACTACTTTTTTCTATAAAAGTATCAAGAAGAGATCTGTCTTGGTATATGAATTTAAAAAAGTTTTTTGAAAACGGTAGTGAAGACTGAAAGTTTCCTTTTAAATTATTCATTAGTGCGTTTTTAGCAAATTTTGAATATACTCGCAAGTCCATGTTAGGAATTTGCAAAACGTAAAAAAGTAGTTTTCCTGATGCCACTATTAATTTTTCATAATCTGCTGGGCTTAAGACTGTGTTATCCAGTTCCAAAGTCCACAAAATAACAGCAATACTGTTAAAATTGAGTTTTTGAAACTTAGGGTTTTGGTCGATATTTTGAAAGTATAAGCGTATTATGTTTTTTCGCCACTCACTAGATTGCATAGTATAATAATGATAGTATTTACTGTCTGGCGTGTTCATTTCATTATAATTTATTGTAGCGTTTGTAGCTTTGTTTTGTTCAAGCTTTTTTATTTTCTTATCAAAATGTTTTCCTATTTTTTGTTTTATTTGATTTAATAACACATCAAGCTCTTCGAGTAAAGGAATGTTATTAGCACCAAATTTTTTAATATGACCACTAACAGCAGCTGCAAGTGCAACTTTCCTATCGTTACTATCAGACATTTCCAATATATCTTGAATAACTTTGTTAATGACAATGTCAGAAAACTTAAACTTGACACTTTCGAATGCATCGCGCATAAATTGCGCAATAGGTAAATTGTTTTTTCTTATCATGACTTCAACAATTTCACAAAATGTATCAATTAATTTTTTGTCTTCAATAGCTTTGTTTTTAACATGTCTACCAACGTCTGAGTCCCAAACAGTCTCGTGAAAAGGGTTTCTATTAATAGTGCTAATTGGTAAATTGTAAATTATTTCTTTGACACTCTGATCACCTTCTTCGTAAATTTTAATTATCTCATCCCAGTCAGCGCTCATTAGTCTTGCAAGCAAACCAAAATGACTGTCTAACTCTCGAACATCATTAGAAAATTTTTCACTTACTTCAGTAGAATCAATATATTTTAAGGCAGACTTTATAAACGCTTCTCCTGTGTATGGAGATTTCTCAAAATGGTCTTTGTGAAAAAACCTTCTTGCATGTGCTAGGACGCCTTCCAGTAAAAACTTTTCTGAAAATACTACCCCAGAAAAAACTGATAGTTGATTAACAAAAAAGTTAAGCATGCCTTCAACCTTTTTAGTCTCTCCTTTTTTGTCAAAATACTCGTATGTATCTTCTAAGATTCTTGCATTATTAGCAACATCTTCACTTGAACAATTAGCAAGAGAAGATGTGTTGCTCGTATAATTTCCTGTTGCAATATTTTCGTAAAAGAATGTTAAGACTTCTTTGTTATCTTTCATGTTGAGTAATTCATTGTATAGATTAGATAACTCTTCCGCAGCTGAAGGGCTATTAATTCTAGGCGTCATTTTTTGCAAGGTTGTAATGATATTCATGTAGTCATAGTCAAACAAGGGTCTTTCTCTCTCTTTCAACTCTTGCTTTTCTATTTCAGAAGTATTCTCATCAGCAGCTTGATTCATTGTTTCGAAGTCAAGCTTCATTCTTGCTCTACCTCCTACGAAATCATTTAAGCTGTCATACCAGTCAACTGTCGCATTAGCTGTGGCGCTAGATAATCTACCTAGTCCGATTAGTCTTGCATCATATTCTGGGTAATAGGAAACACAAACAGGGCCATCATTGCCTCCGTAAATTATTATGCCGTCATAAACACTCTTCATGTAAGGATCTCCAAGTGCTTCCAATAGATCTTGACTATATCCAGCAGACCTATTATAATTTTTACTATGTATACTTTTATCGATAGACATTTTGTCAACGCCGGCGCTGTCAATAACTTCTATAAATTTATCAATACTTTCTCTGCTTCTATTTTTTCTATTGTAGAGTTTTATTAGCTGACTCTTTATAGAAAAGTTATCACCATGCACTTGTCTTGCTAGATCTTCGAAAAATATTAAAAAGTTGCTTATGTCTATTTCAAAAGCTAGACATATGTCGCCATAAACGCTAGCAATTCTTGGGTTAAATTTAAAACAAGTATATAGACCTTTCCCGTGAAAGTCACCACCTCCTGCTTTAAATCCACTAGTGTCTGTATACGGATCGCTTATCATGTCTAAGATGACGTCTTCTTCGATCTCATATGTGTCTCTAGTTGTAATTCTATTTTTGTTTTTAAGATTTTTTACAATTCTAGCAGCTCTAGAGTCATCACTACTTAGTTCTTGCTCAGGCCCTTCAAACCTTGGATTATTAAGCTTGTCATTAACTCTTTTGTTGTAATGAGCCCATTTATCATGTGAAGTTAAGTGATAACATATTAACTTTCCATCTATAAAGTTAACTTGTTGTGTTTTCAAGCTAGACACTTTAGTTTCAGTTAGCAACCATCTTATGCTATTTTTCATGTTATATAAATCCTGTCTTATAATCGATAGTGTAAATTAGTATTAATTATTATATTATAAATATAAAATAAGACAATAAGGACAGGTCAATGAATCGTTTTGGTTATGCATGTATCAACATGTCTTTGCGTGACAAAGGTATTTTTAATTCTAGGACAATGAGAAAAGCTACCTTTGAAGCTAAAGGTTTACCTCATGCATCAAAACTAGTCCTACAAAACGTTAAAGATATGCTACCTATTTTTCATTGGAATTACAAAAACAATGTCAAGGTTTTTCGTATTTCATCAGAAATTACTCCATGGGCTTCTGAGTACGAGCTTCATGACTTGCCAGATTACGAAGAAATATGTCATTATCTCAAAATGGCAGGTACATATACAAAAGTAATAGGTCAAAGAGTTTCTTTTCACCCGGGTCAATTCAATTGTCTTGCTTCAGAAAAAGATTATGTTGTAGAAAACTGTATCAAGGATTTGGAAATTCACGCAAAAATATTTGATCTTATGGGGTTGGATAGAAATCACTGGAGCAAAATCAACATTCATTTAGGTTCTACTTGTGGTGGCAATTTGCAACTAGCAGCAGATAACTTCAATAAAAACTTTTCTAGGCTGTCAGAGTCTGTACAATCTAGACTTACTGTAGAAAACGATGACAAACCTGCAATGTTTAGTTCAAAGTTTTTGTATGAAAACGTATACAAGGTCACAGGTGTGCCAATTGTTTTCGACTCACACCATTTCAGCTTAGGTCCTCAAGATGCACCATACGACGAATCTTTCAATATGGCATACGACTCTTGGCCTAAAGGTATTCGTCCTACATGTCATCACTCAAATGGTAAAAAAGAGTTCGAGGATCCTACTACAAGATCAGCAGCAGCACATTCAGATTATTACTACAAACCTTTTGACAGCTGTGGCAAGTCAGTCGATATTATGCTAGAAGCTAAATGCAAAGAAAAAGCACTAAAGAAATATATTCAAGACTTTTGTTAAACTAAACTTTATAAAATCATCTTATTTGTTCTATAATAAAATAGACAAAATGAGGATAAAATGAAAATAATAAATGAAGACGTTATAGGTTTTGACGATATTATTCTTGTACCACAATACTCAGATATTAAGTCCAGATCTGAAATTGATACAAGTATTAGGGTAACAAACCATAACGAAAATAACACTATGGATTTTAAGATACCTATTATTAGTAGTCCAATGTCGACGGTGACTGAAGCACATATGTGTAATGCAATGAGAAGTCAGGGTGGATTAGGAATTATTCACAGGTATAATTCAATTGAACATCAAGCAAAGCTTTTAAGTTTTGTAGATGACAATGAAACTAAAGCAGCAGCAATAGGCGTTTCAGGTGACTATAAGGAAAGGTTGTCTGCCTTAGATGAAAAGGGTTTGCGGATTGTCTGTATAGATATTGCGCACGGTGATCATAAACTTATGGAGTCTGCAATTGATTTTGTTAAGACAGAATATCCAGATTTATTTGTAATAGCAGGAAACGTTGCAACAGGTGATGCCTATAGAAACTTGGCAAGGTTTGGTGCAGACGCAATTAGGACTTCAGTTGGAAGTGGAAGTATTTGTACGACAAGAATTCAGACCGGACACGGAGTTCCTACACTACATGCAATTGTTGAGTGCAATAGAGCTAGAAAAGAAATGATCAACAATGGAGATAACAACATACCTTATGTTATAGCTGATGGAGGAATTAAAAACAGCGGTGATGTAGTAAAGTCCTTAGCAGCAGGTGCTGACTTTGTAATGTTAGGATCAATGTTAAGTGGAACTAGAGAAACCCCGGGTAAAGTTATTGTCAACGACAAAAACAAAAAAGTTAAAAGATACAATGGTATGGCTTCAAAAACTGCACAAAAAGACTGGAAAGGATCTTATTCCTCCATTGAAGGTGTATCGTCTATTGTACCTTATAAAGGCACGATTTCAAGAGTAGTAAACGAAATTATGTCTAACGTAAGAAGCGGTATGTCTTATAGCGGCGCTCGAAGTTTAAACGAATTAAGAGAAAAAGCAATAGCATACAGACAAACTTCAGCTTCGCATGCTGAAGGTAATCCACACATTTTTAATAGGAAGTAATATGCCAACCAAGATAGTTTTAGGTCTCCAGCATGGTGACGAAGGTAAAGGTCGAATTGTCGATGATTTAACCCAAACATGGGCAGACGTTGTCGTAAGATTTCAAGGTGGAGCTAACGCTGGACATACTGTGTATGACTCAAACGGTAAAAAGTTTGTAACCCACATGCTCCCAGTCGGCGTTTTAACTCCTAATGTTTTAAGCATTATTTCTCGCGGTTGTGTAATAGATCCTGTTGAGTTATTTAGCGAGATTGATACTCTTGATGTACAACCATCACAGTTGAAGATCTCAGGATTTTGCCCGATTGTAGAACCAACACACAAGATTAGAGACAGAATTAAGTATCAAAAAAAGTTAGGAACTACTGCACGTGGAATTGGACCTGCTTATTCTAGTTTTTATGCAAGAGACTCTATTCTTTTCAAAGACTTGGTTCTTGACTTCGATAGAGTATTCCAGACTTTACAAGATAACTTTTTTGAATTGCAGGAATTACGTGCAAGAGACAACAAAAGTGCTGGTCCAAATTCTACATGGAAAGAAGACTTTAAGAACTTTGCAGATTATTTGCAGAATCTTACAAATGTAGTAGATAAGTTTAAACCTTTTCTATTAACAGATGAAGACATTTTGAAGAATCTTTATTCTGAAGGCAAAAACATTCTTTTAGAAGGTGCCCAAGCAACAGGTCTTAGTATATACTCTAACAACTATCCAGACGTCACATCTTCAGCACCTACTGTAGGTGGAGCATTAAATTCAACAGGACTAAATCATAAACAGATAGATGAAGTCATCGGTGTAATCAAGGCTTATAAAACAAAAGTAGGTAGTGGATCTTTCCCTAGTCAGATATTTGACGGTCAAGAAAAAACGCTTGCTGAGATTGGTTGTGAATATGGCGCAACAACTGGAAGACCAAGAAAATGTGGCTGGCTCGATCTAGATGAAGTCTCGTTGGCAGTTAGTCAAAACGGCGTTGATCATATTTGTATTGTTAAAACCGATGTCATGACACACCCACACATTAACGATCCTCGATACTTTTATCAAAATAAAACGTTTAAGCTGCCCAAAATAAACGACGTTTGCACAAAAGATGAAGGTTTTAAGGAATTACTGTCTGCAGTAAAAAATGCAACAGACGTAAACATGATATCATTTACAACTGGACCAAAAAGAGGGGAGATTGTTTGGAAGAACTAAAAACTGGAGAGCTTGTTCTCAAGATAAACAATCATAAACCAGTAATACAATACGCAATGTTTTTGTCTTACGGTAAAAACGCTGCTTTTCAACCACATCCATCACTATCAATAATTTTATTAAACAGTGATGTAATTCAAATCCCGACATCTTTTTTAATGAAACTCAAGTAAGAGAGAAAAATGATACCAAGATATAAAATTCAAGAAATCCACGATATCTGGAAAACAGACAACAAGCTAAAAACTTGGTTGAAAGTGGAAATGGCTCATCTAAGTAGTCTTTTAAATGATAGTACAATTACAAATGAAGAGTATGATGACGTTATTAATAATGTATCAATAAATAAAGATAGGTGGCAAGAGATAGAAAGTGTTACTAGACACGATCTACAAGCATTCATTCAAATGCTAGAAGAATCAATTCCAAATAACTCTGGTAGATGGATTCACTATGGTCTTACATCATCTGATATTATTGATACATCAAATGTTCTTCTATGTTTAGAAACACTTTCAGTAGTCAATAAATATTGTATAAATCTAACAAATACTTTGTCTAGTTTAATATCTTCTAATATTAGCACAAGTTCTATACTGGCAAGAACGCATGGAAAAAACGCAGAAGTTCAAACATATAGAAATGTCTTTAAGAGATGGAATGATTCTATAAAACAATGTTTAAGACAAATTAGAGAAACAAAGCAAAAACTTTCTATTGGAAAACTTTCTGGAGTTAGTGGTAATAACATACAAAATCCTTTTCCACGAGAAGTTAATGCACTTAGAGAGTTAGGCCTTTATCCTGTCATATCCTCACAAATTATTCCGCGAGAAAGATTTTTAGACTATTTCTATTGTATTCTTAAAGTTATCATTGCTGTAGAAAAAATTGCTTTTGATATTAGAATGTACAGCGTTGATGGAATTAATGAAATGGCAGAACCTTTTAGGGAAGGACAAAAAGGTTCAAGTGCTATGCCACACAAAAAGAACCCAATCCTTACAGAAAATATATGCGGACTAACAAGACTTTATAAATCATACTTTAGCGTTGCTGTAGAAAATTGCACTACGCTCTTTGAAAGAGATATCTCACACTCATCTTCAGAAAGAATTATTTTTAAAGATGCAGGACACATTGCTTGCTTTACATTGAAAAGATTACATACTGTAATTCAAAACATTCAGTTGTTTCCTGAAATAGCTTTAGAGAATTGTAATATTGCTAATGAGCAAATTGACTCTCAAAAAAAGATGATGGATGATATTAGACTAGGAAAAAGTAGAAAAGAATCTCACGATATTCAACAAAAACTTTCTTTTGATACATAATACTTAATTGCATTGAAAGGTTTTATAATGAATGAAAGAAAGTTAATTAGAGAATTCTTGGATCAAGCTAGTAGAATGGATCTCGACGATCATTCTCAACCACCCCCGTTTCCGGGTCATGATGCATCTGGATGTGATCTAGATGTACAAGACGATGGTTCGATCAGACAACAGGATCTATTTCATCACTTTGATTTAAATAATGACGGCAGAGTTACTCCGCAAGAATATGTTGATCATATTGAATATCATGCTGCATATCCCGAGACTTTAGATAAGTTTAGAGAAATTAGTGCTGTTTCTAGAGAGTCAGTTCCTTGTAGGGACACTTACGACTCATGTTCACAACACTTTATGTCAAACCCTGACGAAATACATTCAGTTATAAACCCGATTATTCAAATGACAGATTCAACTTGCATTGAGTCATCGCTTTGTAGTATTATAGACGTTTTAAGATGTCTCAAAGAGAAAGGATTGATATGAGAATTACAGAGAAGCAATTAAGAAAAACTATTAGACAAGTAATTAGAGAAGCTGGTGAAGATCCTAATATGTCAACGGGTCTTAGTCAGAGACTCGCGCCTCATATAAAAGATCAAGCACTTAGTTACGTTCCAGGAGCGAGTGCAGTAAAAAGTGCATATGACACAGGTGCAGCTACTTGGAATGCTCTTACAGATCAAGAAATTTCTAAGAAGTACCCAGATGCACAGATTGCAGGCTTTATTAGAGCATGTAGAGACTTACCTGATGCTTTAAGGAGTGCACATAATAGTGGAGATCACTTAAGCATTGAACTTGTATTTAATGAACTCCTTCAACAGAAAGGTGTTGATCGATATCATGTCGTAGATGATGATCCAAATAGAGCAGGAGAGTTCGCGGCAGCAGACGTAGACATTGACTATAGTCTTTAAGATTTAAATATTTGTAAGTCTCCGTGTGTATTAATATAATAAAAGTTGTATTATTAAACACAGGAGACAAATAATGATCAAAATTGGTGACAGAGTCTATCACTTTCAAAGCATGCACAACATCGGAACAGTTGTTGATATTGTTACTGTTAAGAACAATCAATTAACTGTTGGTGGAACTACTCAAGCTCGAGTTTTCGTTAAGGTCAAGTTTGATCATGACGAAAACATTATAACATATAATATGGGAGACTTACAGAAATATTTTGATTAGCTTATTTATTGCAACATTAATGAGTACTAGTTTTTGTACTCAAGTTTATAAAGATTTATCAGACAATTCTGATCCAAGTCCAGAAAATGTAGAGGTATGCTCTATGTTAATAGAGGACGCTATAAAAGAAAACGTACCTATTGACATAGTACTTGCAGTAGCTTGGACTGAAAGTAGATTTACTGCACAGCCAAAACCAAACAGATCAGGTTGCGTAGGACCTTTACAGATAAAAATAATATACTGGTGTAAAGATAAAAGACTTTCTTCTTGCGATACTTTTAATGACGGCGTAAAAGCTATCAAGTATCTCTTGAAAAGATTTAAGCCATTAAATAAAGCAATTTGCTTTTATAATGATTCAAGAAAACCAAGATGCAAGCCAAAATACAACTTTAAAACAGAATACGTTAAACACTTTATTAATGCAAGAAGAAAGATCAATAAGGTTTTAGATAAAAATATTATCATGAGATTTATTGGTGTGTAATAAAGTCATCAATCAATTTAATATTAATATAAAAGGACGACAATGACACAATACAAATATAATTTCAACAATTTAAACCTTTATCTACAAAACTTTATGTCAATTGAAGTTATTCAAAAGCCTGGAGTTGAAGATGCTTGGTATCCTTTCCTTAACAAGATCTTTATTAATAAGAATCTTAAATATAGAGAAAGGTTTTTCTCTTTAATGCATGAAGCAGGCCACGTGATGATTGATAAAAACATACGTCAAACTGATGAGGTTTGTTTCAACAAAAATCGGCCTTCAAGAATTAAGTCAAAAAGAGACTTTGTTCATGTTATGAATGAAGAAATTTTGGCATGGAATTATGGAAAGTCTCTTGTTAAGAGTTTAAACATGTCTTTTGAAGAGTCTATTTTAGAAAGGTATATGGCTGATGCTATTATGTCTTATACAAGATCTGGTTTGAATTCTGTTTATGGCAAAGAAATCAACGCAAACATTATCTACACAAAGTACGTTTAGTTATGATTCTATAAGGGTGTAAGTTATATAATTAATTAATATAATATTACCAAGGAGGGTATTATGCCATTATCAAAAAAAGAATTAAAAGCTTTAAAGAGAAAAATGGCTGAGAGTGATCCAGATGCGCTTAAAAAGATTAAGGCAAACTCAAAGCTAAGAAAAAAAGTCAAAAAGGAAATCATTAGAAATGAAACCTATATGACTGGAGAAAACAGAAGACAGAAAACAAGACTCTGGAATTTTAAGGTTAACCAAGTTGTTTATGTTCATGATTATATGGGCAAAGTAAACTTAGGTCTTATCATATCTGACAAAGAATACTTCAGGCAGTCTGTAAAGGAAAACTGTTTCTTTGTTTTAGTTGACAGTACTGTTCGAATGATTAATGGCAATCAAATTAGATCCCTTTCCGAAGTGTAATATTTAATTTATTAATTTTATAATAAAACATAATTCATATCAACAAACTCACATAATTCATTTTAAAGGAAAAAAACATGAAGCTTAACGTTAAAAGCGATGGCATTGGTTTTGGCACAAACATTCTAGACATTAAGATTCCTCCACAGCTTCGTGAAAGGTATCCATGCAAAATTGACTTTATCGATGCAGCTTTTGGTGGAGAAGGATTTACTCCTTCAACGATGACCTTGTTTACGGGAGAACCAGGAGCAGGTAAGACTACAATGATGCTAACCTTGGCAAATGCGTTGACAGCTCAAGGTTATACTTGTTTGTTCAATACAGCTGAGGAGAGTCTGTATCAAGTCAAGCTTACATGCGAGAGGCTTCAGTTTGAAGATGGATTTATTGCAGGCCAAGAGTCTTACGTTCCTCGATTAATTAGTCAATGTGATTCTCTTAGAAAGAAGTTTCCAGGAAAGCCTTTCTTTTTGATTGTAGATTCGCTGCAAACATTAAATGATGGCAAGTACGGAGAAGATCACACAAACAGTCAATCAGCTGTTCGAGCTCTTCAAATGTTAACAGATTATGCAAAGGAGCATTACGTTAACATTATCTGTATTGGTCAAGTTAATAAGAGTGGTAGCATGGCTGGCTCTCAAAAGCTTAAGCATATGGTTGACGCTATGCTTCATCTATCTATTGAAAAGAAAGATGAAGACTTTAAGGGTCTTCGAGTTTTAGAAACTGTAAAGAATCGATTTGGAGGCGCAGGTTGGACTTTCTATCTGGATCTTAAGAAGCGTGGCTTTGATGAAGTTGCAAGAGTTGGAGCTCGTTAATTGTTACTAGCAGTATTCGTCTATATCATTGGCGCAATTATGACTTTTTCACAGCACAACTTGCAGTTTGTCGACCCATGGTTTAAAGACAAACAAATGTATTTACTGATTCTTTTAAGTTATCCTATATCTTTTTCGTATTATTATTCGTGGACTTTCTTTGTTAATGCTTCTGGAGGGTCTGTATGGTCTGCACGTTTTGTGTTTTTTGGGTTATCCTACCTTATATACCCGATACTAACATGGATTTTGCTGCATCAAACACCGTTCACTCTCAAAAATCTTTTGTGCATATTCCTCAGCATAGTAATTCTCTTAATTCAATATAAGTTATAAACCTAATAAAACTCATAAGTGTAAATTAGTTCATATCAATATTATAATAACAGGTAAACAACAACAAATCAAAGGACATTAAATTGAATATCAAAAACTTCCTCTCCATTGTTAAGACTCTTCCTCCACACCACGCAGTTTTGGTTAGGGCAAGTACTGGTGTTGGTAAATCATCTCTTGTAAACGATATTGCAGATTATTATAAACTGCCTCTTCTTGATGTACGTACTTCTCTTATGACAGAAGGCGATGTTATTGGATATCCTGATATTGAAGGTATGAAACAAAAAGGTGTTATGTCTTTCTGTATGCCTTCATGGTTTATTAGGGCTTGTAACGAACCTGTTGTTTTGTTTTTAGACGAACTAAATCGTGGTCTACCTACTGTTCAACAAGCATTCTTTCAGATTGTTTTGGACAGGTGTTTAGGAAATGACGAAAACGGTAATCCTTATACATTACATCCAGAAACTAGAATTTACGCTGCTGTCAATCATGGCGCTGAATATGATGTTAATGAAATGGATCCTGCACTCCTTCGACGATTTTGGACTGTCGATCTAGATCCTTCAAAAGATGACTGGATTAGTTGGGCTAAGAGCAAGAACATCGATCCTCTTATTATCGAGTTTCTTAAGACTCGGTCTTCTCATCTCTTTGTTGACCTTGAAAAGCTAACTCCAGGAAACGTTTTTCCGACTCCTGCTTCATGGGCAAGACTTGATGAAGTTTTAAAGTTTATGTCGAAAAATCTTTTGGAAGACAGAAATAATATCGACATTTATAATACAGCAGTTGGATTCTTAGGTACAGAAACATCAGTTGAGTTTACTGACTTTGTAAAGAAATACGAGATTGATGTTTCTCCTGAAGCTCTACTTCGAAGCTTTAACAATGTAAAGGATCGATTAGAAGTAATGTCTAACGATAGAATTAACTCTCTTATTGAAAGGCTGGGAGAGCATTCTACAAACAATGATTGGACAGTTAATCAATCAAAGAATGCAGCAAAGCTAGCAAAGATGATTTCTGAAGAGATGGTGATTCACTTCTGGTCCTGCGTTACAAAGGGCAAGAACGTTAAGTCAATCCAGAACTTCCATAGGGAAATCGGTGATTACATTGTTGAGGTTGTTAACAGTAACAGAGAACTTCTCGGAAACAAATAAGGTAATAATATGTCTACAAACAAAAGCAACGCCCACCTTTCAGTAAACACTGTAGATCAAGAAAAAATAGACAATTACAGTTTGTCTAAGCATTTAGTCGACTTTTTGTGGAACGAACCTTTTTATAGTCGTATCTTAAGATCCCTAAACAAGATTGAATCAGAGTCAATTCCAACAGCAGGTGTTGCTGAAGTAGATGGAGATCTAACACTCTGGTGGAATAGAAAGTTTATGGCTGGGTTAACACCAAAGCAAAACACTGGTCTCCTTAAGCATGAATGTCTTCATCTTGTCTTTGGGCATACAACAGAACGCCGCAAAGAGCCACATGTAATCTGGAACTATGGAACTGATCTTGCAATTAATTCAACAATTCCAGAAAACGAACTCCCAGAAGGAGGTCTGGTCCCTGGAAAGCCTCTTTATATTGATCCTGAAGTTATGACGCAAATGTCTAATGATCAAGTTGAAAGCTTTCAAAAGCTTTCTGATGTTATTGAAAGTCTACCGAGAGACAAGACCTCAGAATTCTATTTCAACAAACTAATATCAGATCCAGAAACTAAGAATGCTATTGAAAACTTAAGTCAAGGATGTGAAGGTTCAGACGGTATTGCAATCCCTGGCATAGGCTTTGATGATCATGACGGATGGGAATCAATGTCTGAAGAAAATCAGGCTATGATTGAAGCTAAGATTAAAGAAATTTTAAAGGAAGCAGCAAACGAGGCTA